ACAACCTTACAGATGAGCAGAAGGATGATATCATCAAAGCTGCAGAGAAGAGAGCAGGGAAGACCAAGAGTGCTGAGGAACAGGAGAAGCGTGACTACGATACCATGCTGTATGACGCTATGAAGGCATCTGCCGGATACCAGGGAGAAGAATTCAACAAGAAGGTATGGCAGTCAGTTTCAAAGGGATACAAGTCTTACATAGAAGAAGGAAACTATGAGCGCATTGAGATGATGAGAAGAGTAGTAGAAGAGACCGGTGGCGATCTTGACTACTTTGACAAGCAAGTCAATGAGACATCCAAGTCGGCACTGAAGAAATCCCTGAAGGCTGTATCAGATATGACTGAGGAAGAATTCTATGCTCAGAGGTCTATACTTGGCCACCTCAAACAAAGCGGAATGTCAGATGAAGAGATCAGCAGCTACATCTACAAATCTGATGCGAGAACAGACCTTCAGGTAGCCATGAGGATAAATGACGAGGATGCGATCTTTGAGGAGCTTACTTCACTTGTCAATGCAGGATTCACTCAGGCTGATTTTGAAAAGGCATTCAAGAACCGCAACAGAGTTAACCTGAAGAACTACAAGGATAAAGGCGGCAAGTATGCTGACAAGCTCAAATCCGTAGGCACATTCATCTGGCCAGTGACAGGCCCGATCACATCTCACTTCGGATACAGGGATGATGTTAGCTCGGTAGGCGGATCAAAGGACCACCCTGCAATAGACATCGGCATCCCGATTGGCACTCCTGTAGCTGCTGCTGATGGCGGCGTGGTCATCTACGCAGGAAAGAACAGCGGATACGGAAACTCAGTCGGCATAAAGCATGACAACGGAATGGTCACATACTATAACCATCTCGATTCGTGGAATGTCAAAGTCGGTGACACTGTCGCTCAAGGACAGCAGATAGCTTGTTCTGGAAACACAGGCAGATCGACAGGACCGCATCTTGACTTCAAGATCCTTGATGCAAATGGTGATCCGGTAGATCCTGAGCAGTATCTTGGGAACAAAAGAAGTTAGGGGAGAAAGGTTAGAGTAGGGGATATATACTTAAGACACTTGAAGATAGTCACTTCATGTATAGACTCCTTATATAACAAATCTACATCTACCGAGAAAGACCGCAGGTTTAGGGGAATTGCCTGCGGTCTTATCTTCCTCTGATAATCGTGGCAATAGTTCCAACGACTATTAGCAAGATGATGCCAAGACGCATCAAATCATAGAGTGCTATTGCTGTATCAAGAACACCGAGCAAATTAAGCACAAATGCTATGGCTGCCAATATCAGTGCAGGAGACATAGCAAATAGGATTGCAATTATTATGCCTACTAAATTATCAAAGAAGTCTTTCATATCTGGAGTATACCACATAAACGATTATTTAAAAATAATTTAAAGAATTGTATTGCAATGTGATAAGGGGAGTAGTAATATAGTGACAGGTAAGTACGGATGCTTCGGTATCCTTATGTTTAGAAATCTGACTATTCCTTAAATCATAATTTTCTTAATACTTATTAAGGAGTAGGGGAGAGGACATAATGTACTTACCAACAGGTAGGTACATTTTTTATATTAAGGAGAATCCCCATGAAAACAACCAAGATAACCCAGACGAGGTTTATCAACGGCTCAGACGGACACGATACGGCAGCGGAATTCAACGAAGCGATGAGGGAGCTTGCCAATCTGAATCCGAGGTTTGAGCGTGAAGGTAACTCGTTCTGGATTTTTTATTCCGTAATTACGGAAGAGCCGGAGTCTCTTGCAGAGAAGCATGAGGCTGAAGGCGAGAAGGCACACTGCGAAGACTGCCCATACTTCATGAGGCCGATGAACAGAATGGGCCTTATCGATGGAAGGGCGAAGAGAGGCACATGCGGAAAGACCGGTCAGACGGAGCATATCAACAGCTCAGCATGCGACTACTACTACACATTAGCGACAGCGGAAAGGAGAAGATTTAAGTGAAGAACAAGAGGATACGCAAGGCCATGACCGATGCAGAGATCTCTCAGGCAGAGCTGGCAGAAATTCTGAACAAGAGCACTGCCGAGATGTCGATAGCACTCAACAAGTATGAGCTTGCTGTGAGAGAGCAGAACGAGATCGTGGCCAGGATAAGAGAGTGGGATGCACAGAGAAGGAGAGCAAGGCCATGACACAGTATCAGATAACACATATGGAGAACCTGATGGTGATGGATTCCTATTGGGATGACGGAAACTATTGGGATGATGACGAAGAAGATCCGTGAGGAAAGGAGAGCGTAAACATGGGTAAGCACGATAAGAAAGCACCAGAAGGAACAATTGATCCAAGAACAAGCTTCAGATGGGAGCCGATGCCGGATGAATTCTACAAGGCAAGGATCGAGACTCTTGAGAGAGAGGGAAGAGATAAGGACAAAGAGATCGAGGCTCTTGAGCATGACATCGAGATGCTGAAGGGAGTCATCGGAGAACTTAAGACCGATATGGGCGATCTCATTCTTGAGAATCAGAGCCTGAGAGATGCGGTAGTAAGAGCAGCACTGAGAGAGGTGGAGTAATGAACCAGGGAGACAAGATCCTCAAGTATCTGAAGGACTTCGGCAGCATCACAGCTTATGAGGCTGTCATCGATCTCGGCATCACACAGCTTGCGGCAAGACTCTGTGAGCTGAAGGCAAGAGGCTATGAGTTCGATAAGGAGATGCAGACCGGCAAGAACAGATACGGAGAAAGCACACACTACATCAGGTATTCACTGAAAGGAGAAGCGTGATGGACAGAAGAGAACTTATAGAAGGCCTCATCGCATGGGGTAGCTGGGCAGGAATCATATTTATGATGTTCGTTATAGCAGGATAGGAAAGGAGAACGATATGAATTTGGGTGATGTATTGAACATACCAAAAGAGTATATGCAGTTAAGCGATGAGGATCGCAAGCAGTCAGCAATCGATTCAATGTGGAAGGCAACGAGAGAAGCCTGCAAGCAGATAACCATTAACAGAAGATCTGCGGAACTGACTCTGGGAATTGGAAAAGAAGAGTTCGATGAGCAGCTTAACAAGATGTGTGCTGAGTTCAATGAGGAATACGGCAGCATGACAGAGGATCAGCTTACCAGAGCAATGTTAAGAGAACTTCTGGATAGACTCATATAGGAGAAGAACAATGCCAAGAAAGATAGTTAATACAAAAAAGATTTCTCACGAAGAATGGTTAGAACTTCGTAAGAAATCTATCGGTGGAAGCGATGCAGGAACCTGCGTCAACATGAATTCCTATTCATCGCTGATTACATTATACGCAGATAAGAAAGGCCTGTCAAAAGAGAAGGATACTTCCGAGGCCATGAGACTTGGTACAGATCTTGAAGCATACGTGGCTGAGAGATTCTGTGAGAAGGAAGGCAAGAAGGTCATCAACGATACGTTCATGTATATGGATGACGAATATGACTTTATCACTGCAAATGTAGACAGGAAGGTAGTAGGCGAGAAAGCCGGTCTTGAGTGCAAGACTATGGGCAGCTTCAATGGATACAACCTTGAGGCCGGAGAGATCCCATCACACTACTTCTGTCAATGTCAGCATTACATGATGGTCATGGGATATGAGCGCATGTATTTGGCCATTCTCGTCCTTCAGAGAGGACTTTATGTCATCAAGATAGAAAGAGATGATGACTTCATAAAACAGCTCAGAGAGGCAGAAATCGACTTCTGGACGAACTATGTAGAGCAAGGAAGGATACCGGCTCCGGACGGATCTGAGGCATCACTTGAAACACTGAAGCAGCTATATCCTCAGAGCGAATCAAATACGGAAGTAATGGTTCCAGGACTCGACAGGTTAGTCAGAGACTACAAGGCATTCAAATCTATGGCTGACGAGTATAAAGAGAAGGCCGAGAAATGCAAGGCGATCATCTGCTCAAAGCTTGGTGATGCAGAGATTGGTATTGGTAATGAATTCGGATGCTCATGGAAGACTCAGAGCAAAACTACCGGATACGATATGAAGCGGCTGCAGGAAGACTATCCTGCAATCAATATCGACAGGTACAAGAACGTAAGTGAGTACAGAGTATTCCGCACAAAGACATTGAAAAAGAAGTAAAGGAGTATAGACATGGCAACATCAGCAGTAAAGGTAGGAGAAAAGGTTAATGTTCCTGTAAAGCAGGAAGCTCCGCAGATGACAATGAAGGACTGGATCAACAAGTCACAGTACGCTATTTCCAAAGCACTTCCGAGTGCTATCACACCTGAGAGATTCACACGTATGGCTACCACAGCGGTCACTATGAATCCGGATCTTGGAGCCTGCACACCATCATCGTTCATAGGAGCGATGCTTCAGGCGGCAGCTCTTGGCCTTGAGCCTAACACTCCGCTTGGCCAGGCATATCTTATTCCATACGACAGAAAGGATAAGCGCACAGGTAAATTCTTCAAGGAAGCTCAGTTCCAGATCGGATACAGAGGAATGATAGAGCTTGCTCACAGGTCCGGAGAGTTCATGAGCATCGAGGCTCACATCGTATATGAGAATGATGAATTCGACTATGAGCTTGGCCTTGAACCAAAGCTGAAGCACAAGCCTGCGATGCATGACAAGGGCGAGATGCAGTGGGTATATGCGGTGTACAAACTGAAGTCCGGTGGTTATGGCTTTGAAGTAATGAGCAAAGAGGATATCGATGCTCACAGAGATAAGTACAGCAAGGCCGCAAGCTTCTCTCCGTGGACTACTAATTATGAGTCGATGGCCAAGAAGACAGTTATAAAGCAGGCACTCAAGTATGCGCCTCTCAAATCAGAATTCGTGAAGGCCATGAACAAAGAAGAGGTCACACTGAACTTCAAGGAAGAGCTGGCGAAGGAAAAGGATGCTGTGATGGATGACTTTGTGATTCCGGATGATGAGTCAAGGAATGCGGATACAGTCATCGATGTTGAACCGGAAGTAGTGGAGAGTAAGTAGGAGATAGTCATGGCAGGATGGTTCAAGGTCCATAGAGACATCGAGAATCATTGGATATGGAAATCGAGTGAGCCTTTTGATAAGCGCAGCGCATGGATCGACCTTATCATGCTTGCCAATTACGCAGATCGTAAGACTACAGATGGAGAGTCTGTAGTCTTACGCAAGCGTGGTGATGTGAACTATTCGATGCTGTTCCTGGCGAAGAGATGGAAGTGGGATAGGAGAAAAGTGCGTAGATTCCTGATGGCACTTGAGCGTGACGGAATGGTGTCGCTACATGGTACACAACATGGTACAACCATAACCATTGAAAATTACGCAAAACATCAAGATATAGGTACAACCGATGGTACAACGATTGCACAACCGATGGTACAACACATGGTACAACCGATGTACACAGAAGAAGAAAGAAAAGAAATAAAAGAAATAAAGAATCATAGTATAAGACAGGACATGACGAGCGATGAAAAAGATGAATTCCTTGCAAGAGCAAGATCTAAATTCAATCGCACCATAGCAAAGGAGCAGATATGATTCATCAGTTAGATTTTAACGGCAAGGATAAAGTGGATAAAGCGATCATGCGTCTTCAGGCCTATGAGCCGGAAGAAGGATACTATCTGTGCTTCTCAGGTGGGAAAGATTCATGTGTCATAAAGGCACTCGCTGATATGGCCGGAGTTAAATATGATGCACACTATAATGTCAGTAGCGTAGATCCACCTGAACTTATCAGATTCATTAAGGAATCTCATCCAGATGTGATCTTCACTTATCCGAGAGATAAAGATGGCAACAGAATAACGATGTGGAATCTTATACCAACAAAGACAATGCCGCCTACACGAATAGTCAGATACTGCTGTGCAGCATTAAAGGAGCAAGGCGGCAAAGGCAGGCTAAAGGTGACAGGAGTCAGATGGGCTGAATCTGTACGCAGAAAAAAGTCTCACAGCGAAGTCACATTCGTAGACAAGAAGGCCAGGAGAGTCATCGAAAAGGAATTAAGTGACGAGGATTTTTTGTCAACTCCACAGGGGGGGGTGGCACTCAGATTAGACAATCGAGAAAACGCCCGGATTGTGGAGATGTGTTACAAGGATCACACTACGTTGATTAATCCTATCATCGATTGGACTACAGACGAAGTGTGGGAATTCATAAAGGAATACAAGATCCCATACTGCTCTCTGTATGACGAAGGCTTTAAGAGACTTGGATGCATTGGATGTCCGATGGGAACAAAGAAAATGCGTGAGTATGAGTTTGAGAGATGGCCTAAGTATAAGAACCTATACATGATTGCATTTGAGAAAATGATCGCACATAGGGGGGGGTACTGCGGCAGCTACAAGGACAGACATTCCTGCGACAGCGGAAGCTGTGATGAAAGCATATCTCACAGACAAATACAGACAGGAAGAGGCAGAGAATTTGCTGATATGACACCATGCGAGATCATGGATTGGTGGATAGATTAGGAGTAATCATGAACATAGACACAGTAATACAGGGAGACTGCCGAGAAGTATTGAAGGCTCTTCCGGACAAGTCAATAAACTGTTGCGTTACATCTCCGCCATATTACGGACTGCGTGACTATGGCATGAGTGAGCAGATAGGGCTTGAGCAGACTCCGGAAGAATTTATTCAGGAATTAACAGCTGTTTTCAGGGAAGTAAAGCGCATCCTCACAGATGATGGCACATTATGGCTGAACATCGGAGACTCATATTGGGGATCAGGATCAAGAGGATGGGATTTTACAGGAAAGCTAAAGCCGGATGTTAGCAAGATACAGGGTAGCGATAAAAAATATAATCTGACAAATGTACCTAAATGCACAGGCAACGTAGGTTGCTACAAGAACAAAGATCTTATAGGCATTCCTTGGATGTTGGCCTTTGCACTCCGCAATGACGGATGGTATCTCAGGCAGGACATCATATGGCATAAGCCGAATCCAATGCCGGAGTCCGTAACGGACAGATGCACAAAGTCACATGAGTACATATTCCTGTTTTCAAAGAAGCCAAAGTATTACTTCGATCATGAAGCAATACAGGAACCGGCCTCATTCTCAACGTATCAGCGGTTATCTCAAGACATAGATAATCAAGAAGGTAGCTATACACCAAGTAAAGGTAATGGGAAGATGAAGGCTGTCGGCTACAGATTAGGTTCTACAAAATACGGAGATAGTGATGATCCGCATTATCAGAATAAAAGTGGCAAGGAATGGTATCCGCAGGAAGAGGATGGAATCATAGTCAGGAATAAGCGAGATGTATGGAGCATAACAACAAAGCCATGCAGAGAAGCACATTTTGCTACGTTTCCTGAAGATTTGATCGAGCCTTGTATCTTAGCAGGATGCCCTATAGGGGGGGGTGGTTCTTGATCCATTCTTTGGCAGTGGAACCACAGGAAGAGTATCAAAGAAACTCAACAGACACTACATAGGCATCGAATTGAATCCGGAGTACATAGAGATAAGCAGCAGACGCACTAACAATGTGCAGATGACAATGGAAGGGTTTGTATGAAATTTAAAGAGATTGAGCAGGATGGATTCATCACAAGATGTGAGGATCTGAAGCGTAGCAAGAGTGAGAATGATGAGTATTTTTATTCATCAAAGCATGACAGCATTCCTTTAGCAACAAAGATATCAGGAAGAAAATACTTTATCATCTTTCATAAAAATGAAAGCGGATATATTGATTGGTTTAAGGTCGAGAGGAATTAGAGATGGTATTGATCAAGGACATGGGGATGCCATTTAGCTGCGACAGATGCAGGCTGAAGGATACAGAACACAGTGAGTGCAAAGTGACATGGAAACGAGTAGGCATGTATGGTGTGGATTTTACAACCGGAAGGCCGAAGTGGTGTCCTCTGACTGAAGTCGAGCCATACGGCCCAGATGGGATTCTGTACAAGGAGAAGTGACATGCCTAACAATACTCGCATACCATTCTGTCCGTTCTATAAAGACGAGAAGAACAAGTCAATATCATGCGAGGATACGTACCATGTTTTCTCTGATGTCAATGAGAAGTACGCATGGATGGATATGTACTGCGATGAATGGGATTGGCCGAAGTGTCCGTATGCGATAGATCTTACTGAGGCATATGCAAGATTTGAGAAGGGAGATGAAAAGGCATTGGAGAATCAGAAGATAGAGGCAATGCAGAAGGAATTGAAGAGCCTGTCATCCAAGCTTGGAAGAGCTGAGAAAAGGATCGAGAGGCAGCAGAAAAAGATAGACGAGCTTAGAGCAGTGAATCAGAGCTACACGAATGTGAACAACAGCCTTGAGAATCAAAAGAAAGAATTCTTCAAGAGATGGAGAGCTGCTCAGGATGAGCTTGATAAAGGCAATGATCAGGTGATGGCAGAGCTTCAGAGGCTTGGTGGAATATATGAGCAGAGGATGTGCTATCTGATAGACAGATTTGCAGACGGATTCTTCTGCGAGAGCGATGTCGAAAGATGGGCAGGTGACAGAGAGTTTGCCTTAGTCAGAGAGTATGACGAGGATCTTGGTGATCTCATATGGAAGGTGGTGTTTAAGACAGATGAGTCAGATAAGGACATACAGACCGATGTTCAAGAAGGGCAGGAAGTACGGCAACAGGAAAGTTCAGATTGACGGATACAGCTTTGACTCCGTAAAGGAAGGCAACAGATATCTGGAGCTGAAGTACATGCTGCTTGCCGGTGAGATAACTGATCTTGAGCTTCAGAAGCAGTATGAGCTTCAGCCTGCATTCCGAGACGCTAATGGCAAGATGGTAAGACCGATATACTACAGAGCCGACTTCGTGTACAAGGATGCAAAGACCGGTGAGACTATTATCGAGGATGTCAAGTGCAAGGCCACTAAGACTCCGCAATATAACATCAAGAAAAAGATGATGGCCTATAAGGGCCTGACGATAAAGGAGATAGAATAGCATGAGAACAGATACCGGAGAGATCATAAAGATGTGCAGGAAGTCTCTCAATTGGTCAAGGCCAAGACTGAGCGAGAAGTCCGGAGTGTCATTGGATACAGTCATAAATGTTGAGAGGCACAATAACTGCAAGTTCAGCACATTTGAGAAACTGATCGAGGCAATGGGATATGAGATAGAGATATTACCAAGAGATTTTTAAGGAGACAGAAATGAACAGTGTAATACTTATTGGCAGACTCGCAAAAGATCCGGAGCTGTCATATACAGCAAACACGCAGACAGCTTGCTGCAGGCTCAATATCGCAGTGGACAGACCAAAGAGGAATGGTGAGGACCAGGGAGCTGACTTTATCCGCATAACAGTATGGGGCCGGCAGGCTGAGACGAGTGACCGGTATCTTACCAAAGGCAGACAGATAGCTGTCATGGGAAGGATACAGACCGGAAGCTATAAGAACCGAAATGGTGAGACAGTCTATACAACAGATGTTGTAGCAGACAGAGTTGAATTCCTGGGCGGTGGGCAGCAGACTCAGCCAGGACCAAATGTGCAGGATGTACAGCGACAGGCCGAGGATCTCCTGATGCCGAAAGCAGATGGATTCGATGATCTTCCGGATGCGTTCTCAGCAGCAGATGATGATATGCCATTTTAGTGAGGTGCAGCTATGAGATGGATCGTGATGGTATTGATAATGATCGCTTGCATACTGCTTGTTATCTGTTACGCATTAATGGTCATGGCGCATGATGCAGACGAGAGAGCAGAGAAATTCTACAAGGAGTGGAAGGAGAAGGACGATGAGCGTTAAAGAATACAAGGAATATTCATACGTCCTTATGAAGCTGTGGATAGGAAACCTTATCACAGACGGTGAATACAATTGCATCATGGATAGAGTCAACGCAGTTTGGAGACAGACGGAAGGAGCAGACGATGAGTGATTCGACACGCATTTGGGAGTTAAGAAAAGAGATAGAAAGCCATTGTGGTAATTGTGATAGACCGAACAAAGAACAGTTAGGCGAGTTAATTCTTTCGTCAATGGCGTTAGGCTTTAGTGTAGGATTAGAAACACCGTCCGCAGATAGACCACAAGGGGAGTGGATAGAGTCATTCAAGAGAGTCGAAGTAAAGCAAGGAGCATACATAGGCACAAAATTTGTTCATGACGGATGGAGTTGTTCCGAATGTTCTGAAGTTGTTGAGAAGAGATACCCTAATTGCCCTTATTGTTTGGCGAGGATGAAAGAAGCAGACCGCAAGACCGAGAACAGTTCGGAAAAACCGAACAACTCAAAGGAAAGGAGCAAGTAGATGACATTTGAAGAAGCATATCAGCAGATTCGCAAGCACCATTATGAAATCCTCAATGAGCGAGAAAGCATAAGCAAGAGTGCAAGGCTGTCGTTAAGCACATGGGTGCTTGACATACTGACGGAGTGCCGTGAAGCCGATATTCCGCAGACGGATTGCGAGGCTTGTGAACTTGATGGCAAAGCTGATGTTTGCAAAATTTGTAGAGTAAGCAATTATGAACCGCAGACGGATTGTCCGTGGAAATAACATCGGCACAGCATAGGGCGAGGCATATACGTTAATTCCTTTTTTCTCAAGTATTATCAGCCTTTTCCGAACCAATCGCCTTGCCCTATGTGATGCATATACTGAAGTTAGGGGAGAATTAACCGGTCTCTTTTCGATATCGTATCGATATTGAAAGGAGACTTTTATTATGGCTAAAAAATCCTCAAAGAAGGATGGCGGCCAGAGATATAACTGGAATCTGATCATGAATGAATACATCACAAATGCAGATTCGAGTCTCGAAAAGATTGCCAAGAAGTATGGTATTCGTCTTGCGACAGTCAAACAGAAATCTTCGGCTGATTCTTGGTTCGCCACCAAAAAAGAATACCAGGAAAAAGTGAGACAAAAGGCGGCACAAAAGGTGCTACCAAAAAAAGCCAATGAGCTTGCCGGACTCGTCATGGCTTCGGATCATATCGAGAAAGCTATCCTCAAAGCTATTAAAGATCCGGATTATTTCAATAAGCATCTTGTCAGCAGGAATCTCAACGAGGAAGAAGACACGCTGACGATCCTTAATACGAAGGCCATGAAGGATATGATGCGAGTCATTAAGGATGTCGAGGATGTGAAGAGATCCATCCTGGATATCAAGAGATCCGATACTGCCGAGAGGCTTGCTCTTGAGCGTGAGAGGCTTGAACTTGAAAAAGAAAGATTGGCATTGGAGCGTGAGAGAAATGCTCTCAGAAGCGGAAATATTAGCTCTGAGAATGATACGCAGTATGGCGTGGTGCTGATACCAGAGGTAATGCCTAATGAGTAATGTCATATGGAAACCACAGCCAAAGCAAGTACAGTTTATGCAGCGTCCGGAGTTTGAAGCTCTCTATGGCGGCAGCGCAGGCGGTGGGAAATCGGATGCGCTTGTTGTTGAAGCACTCAGACAGATCCAATTTCCATACTACAAGGGCCTTATCCTGCGTAAGACATATCCTCAGCTATCAGAGCTTATTGACAAGAGCCTGCTGATCTATCCGAGAGCTGTGCCTGGTGCGAGATATAACAGCACTACACACACATGGATATTCCCAAGCGGAGCGAGGATACGCTTCGGATCACTGCACCATACCAATTCAAAGTACGATTATCAGGGTCAGGCTTTCGACTACATAGCGTTTGATGAGCTTACGCAGTTTACCTTCGATGAGTACATGTATCTGATATCAAGATGCAGACCGAATGGGGCCGGAACACGATGCTATGTGAGAGCAACAGCTAACCCAGGCGGCATAGGGCATGGTTGGGTAAAGACAAGGTTTATTGATGTTGCTCCACCAATGACTCCGGTAGAGGATGACATCACTGTCGAAGACAACAGCGGTAAGAAGGTCACTATACGAAGAGCGAGGATTTTTGTACCGGCCACAGTATTCGATAACAATGTGCTGCTTACGAACGATCCTAACTACATCGCCACACTTGGTATGCTTCCGGAAGCCGAGAAAAAAGCTCTGCTCTATGGCGATTGGAATAGCTTTAGTGGGCAGGTGTTCCGGCTTGTAAATGATCCTGAACATTACGATGACAGAAGGTGGACACATGTGGTCAATCCGTTCCCTATACCGGAGACATGGCCTATCATCCGTGGAATGGATTGGGGGTACTCTCGCCCGTTTTCGGTAGGCTGGTATAGCGTAGCACCAGGCGGTGTGCTGTACAGAATACGAGAGCTTTACGGAACAACAGGTGCGCCTAATGTGGGTATCAAATGGACTCCGCAGCAGTGTGCCGAGAAGATATGGGAGATAGAACACGAAGATCCTAACCTTGTGGGCCGGTACATCTATGGTGTAGCAGACTCAGCCATCTTCGCTTCAGACTCAGGCATACCGATTGTCGAAGCGTTTGAGGATGCACAGATCTATTTTGAGAAGGCATCAAAGCAGAGGATAGATGGCAAGATGCAGTGCCACTACAGACTCGCATTCGATGAGGATGGCTATCCGATGTTCTATGTGTTCAATACATGCAAGCACTTCATCCGGTGTATCCCTGCTCTTGTCTATGACGAAACAAATGTCGAGGATGTGGACACTAAAGGCGAAGACCATAACTACGATGAATGGAGATATGTCTGTATGTCAAGACCGATAGAGCCGAGAGTAAATGTTCAGCCTAACGATGTTGAATGGACACCACCACCTGAAGATCCTCTGAATATGCTCGATGATGGTGGCTATACAGATCCTTTCGATATCGTCAGGATGTATTGATAGAAAGTGAGGTAACGATGGAAGACAACAAAGATTTCGTATATTCCGATGTGAAGAAGTTTGGCGAAGAGCAGGTCGAGATCGCTCTTGCTGATATGAGAGACTACTTCGCAGGAAAAGCAAGCATCGATGCCAAAGCTACAGCCAACGAGGAATGGTGGAGAATACGGCATTGGGGCATGCTCAATGACAACAATGAAGGACTCAAAGAAGGAGTCAGCGTAGGATCTGCATGGCTGTTCAATTCTCTGGCCAACAAACATGCGGATGTTATGGACAGTTTTCCGAAGCCTAATATCCTGCCGAGAGAAGCTGACGATGAAGGCGAGGCAAGGATTCTGACGAGCATCCTTCCGGTCATCCTTGAAGAGAATGACTATGAGCAGGTATACAGCGACAAGAGTATCGACTTCAACAAGGATGGCACTGCGATCACATCAGTGCTGTGGGATAACACAAAGCATGATGGCATGGGAGATATCGCCATCAATGTGGTGGACATCCATAACCTTGCATGGAAGCCAGGAATAAAAGACATTCAGGATTCAGACAAACTGTACTATGTGAGGCTTGAGGATCTCGATGTGGTGAAAGCTAAATGGCCGAAGATCGCTGACAAGATAGGGCCACAGGACACCGGTACTGTAGTGAAGTACATTCATGATGACAACATCGATACATCGAATTGTGTGGAAGTCATAGACCTGTACTACAAGAAGCCTGAACTTGTACCGGTAGAGATGGAAGGACTTGATTCGGAAGGTAAGCCGACTAAGACAAAGCTGTATGACATGCCGAGGATGGTGCTTCATCTTGCGGTCATCGTAGGAGATCAGCTTGCGTTCTGCTCTGAGAATGAGCCTGGATATGAGAATGGATTCTATGAGCATGGGAAGTATCCGTTTGTTATATCGAGGATGTTCCCTATCAAGGATACTCCGTGTGGCTTCGGCTATCTCGATGTCATGAAGAATCCTCAGAGAGACATCGACAGGCTTGACCAGGCAATTATCAAGAATGCGATGATGAGAGCCAAGCCGAGATATTGGGTGAAGAAGAATGGAAACATCAACGTAGATGACTTCGCTGACTGGAATACAGAGCTTGTCGAGGTAGCTACAGGAGAACTTGGCGAGGCTGTCAGAAGGATAGAGGTCGATGATGTTCCTGCCGGAGCCATGAATCACCTATCCAACAAAGTGGAAGAGCTGAAGGAGACATCTGGAAACAGAGACTTCAGTCAGGGTGCGACTACTTCCGGAGTCACCAGCGGTACAGCGATAGCCGCACTGCAAGAGGCAGGCAGCAAGCTTGCGAGAGCAATCAACAAAGAATTATACAGAGGCTTCAGAGAGGAAGTGTATCTGGTCATCGAACTTATCAGACAGTTTTACACTGAGCCGAGATCCTTCCGCATAGAAGCAAAGGCTGCCGAGGCTCTCAACAATCCGGAGCAGTTTGGCAAGTATGAAGTCAAAGGAATAGGCGAGGACTACAGATTCATTCAGTACAGCAATGCCGGTATCGTAGTGCAGGACTCAAGGCTCCCTGATGGCTCAGTCAGACACAGAAGGCCAATGTTCGATATCAAGGTAACAGCAGAGAAGCAGTCACCATTCTCAAGAGCAGCGCAGAACGAGCTTATCAAGGAGCTGTATGGCATGGGATTCTTTGATCCTAATAACACGCTACCTGCGAGAACAGCTCTCGATGCGATGGACTTTGAAGGCAAGGACAAGCTGATGCAGGAGATAGAGCAGAACAGCATGATCATGCAGCAGCTTGAGTCAGCTATGGGTATGATACAGAATCTGTCGATGATGAATCCTAACATCGCTGCTATGGCAATGCAGCAAGGACTGCTTGACCCTGAACAGGCAATGCAGATACAGCAGGCACAGATGCCTCAGAGATCCATGTCAAAGGAAGATGGCACTCCGGAAGAGAGAGCAGCAAAGGCTGCAAGAGGCGGTGACAATTCACTTGCTGCACAGGCAAGAGTAGCTGCAGCAAATAGATCTATTCCAAGATAAGTGAAAGGAGTTAATTATGTTCACAGCAACAAAGCATGCAAACAAAGATCAGTCAACAAGAGATTATGTCTGCCTTTCATCAGACACAAAGCCTACAGATGGCATCGTCAATGGCAGCTTCTGCCTAGAGATGGATACAGGAAAGTTTTACGTATACAACGAAGCCGGAGAAGCATGGGTAGAGCTTATATAAAAGGGAGTGATGTGACATGATCCTGATGGAAGCATACAAAGCAAAACGTATGGGTTTAATAAGCTCTGAATCCTTATTTGACGATGCAGCAGGCAAACGTTTAAAAGCTTTTGCAGAGTTTAATAAGTGGGATGAGGAGTGGGAAGTAGGTAGCATTGATGGCACAACAGGTCAAAATAGTGATTCCACAACATTAATAAGGAGCAAAAACTATATTCCTGTTGTTCCTGGCCAAACCTATTATATTGGCAATCAAAGCAAGATAGTTATCAACGTACACAAATATGGATCTGACAAAAGCTATCTTGGAAATTATAACTATACCAATTCAACTATGACCATTCCAAGCAATGTCTATTATCTAAGACTTCGCTTCGGATCAGCGTATGGAAATAGCTATAAAGAGGATACTTGCGTTAACATCAGCAAGACCACAGGTTCACCAAAGAATGGAGACTACGTGCCATATAATGGATAGGAGACTGACATGACTAAAATAATGATGCATATCAATAAGGCAGGAGACATTATGTTCGACTGCCAGAATCATGCGGAAGACCATGATGCCTGCACGATCATGTCAACGCTGTGCAATGTGCTTGTCGAAGCTACGTTCATGGCAGGCAAGGAGCCTACAACGTACAATCCAGGGCATGTAAGAATAGATATCTTCGATGCGGACTATCCGACTCTGGAAGTATTCAGAGCTGTCATGGGTGTTATAAAGCAGGCGGCCAATCAGCAGCCTGAGTTTATAAAAATCTACTGAGAAAGGAGAATAAGCGATGACTACTACACAGGCACTTGCAAAGGTGGTTAAGAAGTTAGTCGGCAAAGAAGGAAAGAATTCGCTGAGCAAGAATCTTGAGGCTCTTGCGGATGGATGGAATCTTCCTGTACTGCCTACGCTTTCATCCAATGGCACAAAGTATTATGTGCTGAAGGTTGTTAAGAGTTCATCCGGAACTACTTACACCTGGGATGAGAAGACATTCACCTAAACGGCAGCAGAGAAGTGGGGGGAGAATTCCCCTCACTTCTTTTTTTATACTTTCAACATGATCAAGAAAGGTTCGCCACCTATAACAGCAGAAAGGGAATTGATTATGACAATTAAAGAATTCAGATGGGATTTCCACTTATTCGATGGTGAAGGCGGTGGAGATGCCGGAGAAGGAACAGCCAGTTCGTCTGAGTCTAAGCAGGATGTTAAGACTATACAGTATGGTAAATCCGCAGGCGAAGATCAGGCACCAAGTCAGGTCGGCTCTGACAATGGCAATGGGGCAGATGACCTCAATGCAGAATGGGAAGCTCTAACAGGCAAGAATGGAAAGTTTCATGACATGTTAGGGCAGAGAGTCTCAGAGGCAATTCAGAACAGATTCAAGAACCAGGCAGATTTACAGGCGCAAGTAAATGGGATCGTAGATGATCTATCGCCATTGTTCATGAATTACGGACTGGAGTCAGGAGACTTTGAAGGACTGAAAGCCGCAGTACAAAGTGATGAAAACTTCTACAGATCCGGAGCAGAGAGAGAAGGACTCGATGTAAATCAGTACAAAGAGATGCTCAAGCTCAAGGCAGATGCTGAGAGAGGCAGACGGATAAGTGAAGCATTTCAGAACGAGCAGGCAAGGCAGGCCAGGCACGCAGAGTGGGAAGCAGATGCAAGTGAATTGCAGGAAGCTTTTCCGGCATTCGATCTTGGACTTGAGATCGAGCATAACGAACAGTTCAAGCAGCTTCTTGATAGCGGTGTTGATGTTCGTACAGCATTTCTTACATCGCATATGGACGAGATCCTCAATGGAGCTAATGCATATGCGCAGAAGACAGCAACAGCAAATGTAGTTAACACAATACAGCAGAGAGCTGCAAGACCAATGGAAGGCGCACTGAACCATGCACCTGCCATACAGCGCAAATCAGATCCTTCGTCACTGTCAAATGAAGACTTGGACGAGATCAACAGAAGGGTAGCAGCAGGAGAGATAATCTCCTTCTAAGCTATATCTCCCTCGTCTGAGTCAAACATAGATGAAGGGAGAAAGAACCATGAGAATTTTTGAATATGATTTCCATCTCTTTGCGAATACATCTCCGCAGCAGAGATACACACCACTGAATCCTAACTACACAGGACAGGCATATCATGCTACTCCAGGAACAGACCTGGGTACATATACGCAGGAGCAGGATCTGTCAGCAGAAATGAAAACTTTCTATGACAAGAACCTTATCAGACTTGCAGAGCCGGAGCTTGTACATGATCAGTTCGGTCAGAAGAGGCCGATTCCTGGCGGCAATGGCAAGACTATCGAGTTCCGCAAGTTCAATGCACTTCCTGCCGTTCCTGCGGATCGTGCGCTTGTCGAAGGTATCACACCTGATGGTCAGAACTATGGTGTAACAGCCATCACTGCAACAGTAAGTCAGTATGGTGGATACATCACAATTACTGACATGCTGAATCTGACTGCTTATGACAATCAGATGCAGGAGATCATGAAGATCCTTGCTTCGCAGGCAGGCCAGGTATCCGACAAGATCACAAGAGATATCCTCGCTGCAGGTACAAACGTAATGTTTGCAGACAAGAATGCTGCAGGCCATGACGAGAGATCAGACCTGACCGCAGCAGATGTTCTGACAATCGAGGATGTAAAGAAGGCTGTAAGACTCCTGAAGAGAGTCAATGCAAAGACCATCAACGGCAGCTACGTAGCTATCGTACATCCGGATGTAGCATATGATCTTATGCAGGATTCTGAGTGGATCGATGCGAATCAGTACGCAGGTTCCGGTGCTATCTTCAATGGAGAGATCGGCAAGATGTACGGAGTACGCTTCGTAGAAACCACTATGGCTAAGATCTGGAAGCCAAGCACACTGCCTATCTATGGCACACTTGTACTTGGTGAGAATGCATACGGAGTGTCTTCGCTCAATGGCGGTGGAATCGAGACAATCGTGAAGCAGCTTGGTAGCGGTGGTACTGCAGATCCTCTCAACCAGAGAGCAACAGCAGGTTGGAAGCTCAACAAGACTGCGGTCATCCTTGAGCAGAGCTATATGGTAAGAATCGAATCAGCAGCTTCGTTCGGAAGCGATGCAGTAGCCAACTAATACCAGGCTCCACTGAAAGGAGCATGACATGGCAACAAGCGAATCTGATAAAGAAGAAAAAGTGATGGTGATGATTCCATTCATAGAAGGACAGGATCCGGAAGTGACAGTTATCATCAACGGCCACATTACAAAGATCAAGAAGGGCAAGCAGGTGGCTGTCTCACGGCAGGTAGCAAGCGTTCTTGAGAACAGTAACGAGCAGATGATGGCTGCATGGGCAAATCAGCAGGCACTCAAATATCAGAAGCAAGACCTGTAGGTCAGAGTGGCGAGGATCTAAAGCAGGTTCTCGCCACTAATTATTTTAAAGAGAAGGAGAGTGAACATGACATTAAGAGATCTGATAAACAAGATTAGCGAAGAAAAGCCTAACAGCTTTTCGGAAGCCAAGCTGATCTCCTTCGTGAATGAGATAGAAGCAGAAGTCGCTGAAGAATTGTACATGGATGAGACTCCTGTTTATACATATGAGCATGATGAGGAACTTGATAGAGAGCTGCTTGTGCCTGCTCCTTATGACAGACTGTACATCTCATATGTCAAAGCTATGATCGATTACTCTAACGAAGAGTATGACTCATATGCAAATAACCAGGCACAGCATGTGCAAGACTACAGAGACTTTGTCGATTGGGTAGTCAGGACCGGACAGGCTCAGAAGGAGAATGCTGTCAGAAGGTTCCGGAACATTCTGTTTTAAGGCGGTGATATCATGGCAAATTTAGTAGCACCTGTAACATCACTGCAGCCATACGAAGAGAGGATCATCGAATTCAGAGGTCTGAACAGAAGAAACTTTGTTGAGGAAGGCGAGATGTCTGACATGAAGAATCTGACATCAGACAACTATCCTTTGCTTACTCCGAGGAAGCTGAGAGGCTCTTATGAGCTGCCTGATAGTGTAGCAAAGCCTCTGTCCATTATGACTAAGTTTGACTGCCTGGCAATGATAGCGCGGAAAAAGAACTATCATATCGCTTTTTTCTACGATGGCAAAGAAATCAAAAGCGTGACAGGCCTTACGGAAGATACGCAGATGGTAGCTATCAATACAAAGATATGCTTCTTTCCACAGAAAACTTATCTGACACTTAATCGTGAAGGCTCTAATGTAACCATTGGCCAATTTGGTTCTCTTGGCTCAAGCAAGAATCTATACAATGCTTCTGTCAGCATCAGCAATGAAAATGTACAGATGACATTATCCGGAAGCCATGACTATGTGTATGACGATGCTATAGATATCGATGGAACACTTACATATACACCTGCACCTGAAGAAGAAGGTGGAGCTGTGCCACCTGCTCAGACTAAGAATCTCGTAGCGTCCTGCATTATCGAAGCTGTTAGCGGCAATGTTCTGACACTACCGAGAGAGACATTTATAGAGCTGACCGGAGAAGGAGCAACAGGTATCACATTTACAGGAACCATCAAGCGTGAAGTACCGGACATACAGCATGTCATCGAGTGGAATAACAGACTGTGGGGAGCGTCAGATAAAGACAACACAATCTATGCCTGCAAGCTTGGTGATCCAAGGAATTGGAAGTATTACCAGGGAACAAGCCTTGACTCCTATTATGCACAACAGGGAACAGACGAACAGTGGACAGGATGTGCTGCTTATTCATCCCATCTGATTTTCTTCAAGGAGAACCGGATGACAAAGATATACGGCACTTCACCATCGACATTCCAGGTAACTAACACAAGATGTTTCGGAGTGGAGAAGGGAAGCAGCAATTCGGTAGTAGTTCTGAACAACGTGGTTCTCTATAAATCTACAATAGGCATCATGGCTTACGAAGGTGGAGATCCGTACAGCATCAGCGAGAAGCTTAACTGTAAATTCAGGAATGTAGTGGCCGGTACAGAAGGCATTAAGTATTACGCTTCTATTGAGAAAGAGGATGGCACGAATGAACTTCTGGTAATGGATATCGACAAAGCTTGCTGGCATAAGGAAGATGATGTGCGTTTCAGAGGATGCACCATTCTCGATGGGCGGCTTCTGTTCATCAGTGATGTCGATACAGATTCATTTGAAAAAGACAAGATTTACATCGTTAATCCTGAGACTGCGACAGAGACAAAGAAGCAAAGAGAATGGATGGCTGTATTTGGAGCCTTTGATGAGAACATAGAGAATCAGAAGATCTTCAGCAAGATGTCGCTCCGGCTTATAGCGCAGCCAAAAACCATTGTGACTATTTATATCAAAATGGACGATGGCGAGTGGGAAAGAGTGAAACAGATAGGCTATGCAGAGACAGGTGGGGTGACAGTGCCTATAGTTCCGAGACGATGCGACAGGTTCTCTATCAAGATCGTTGGCAGGGGTGACTGTGAGATCAAGTCACTTACACGCAGATTCAGAAGAGGAAGTGGGGTGAAGTCATGATATTAGATTTTGACAGCAATCCTAATCTGACTCCGGAAGATAAGCTCCATTCTTTGAAGGAGAGTGTGCAACGAGCTTTTGAAGAATCATCAAACACAAGTGAAAAGCTATACAAAGCTCTCTTAAAAACGCTTGGAGCTGAAACAAGCAGCTTGTCAAAAGGTTTGACTTCACTATCTGAGAGACTTGAAGAGGAAGCTAAGCTGCTCGCTGAAACCATTGCAGAATTTGTAGCGAAGTTTGAGGCTGCGGAAGAACGGCTCTCTTCAGCCGAAGAGAGACTCACATCGGCAGAAGAGAGACTTACATCGGCAGAAGAGAGACTTACCTTGATAGAGGAACAGCTATCGGATATTGATACCAGGATGACACAAGCAGAAGAAGATATAGAAGATCTTAAACGCAAGTACAATTCTTTGGATAGAAGAGTTGATGCGCTTGAAGGGCAATAAGGCGGTGATTAGATGGCAAAGATAGCACAAGCAGTACACAAGGGAATCCAGATACGCAAGTTCCCTTATTCCAAGAAGAAGGGCCATGCATACCATTGGACTTATGTTATCAGAGCAAAAGACCCAAAGAAGCGTGAGCTTATAGCTGTAGGTATGGAGCGAGCAGTCAAAAGGAACAAGTATATTAAATATAGCAATGAGTCCAAGAAGAACGCAAAGCTCTATGATGCAGTGAAGAATAAGAAGTTCAACTGCTTAAAGGTTAAGAAGAGGACATATACTAACTGTATTAATCTCGTATCTGTTGCTTGCAATTTTGCAGGTATAAAGACTCCGAGGAAGAGCACGGCAAGAACAGCTCCTGAAAAATGGGTGGAAGAAAACCCTGACGAACTTGAACGATTCAAGTATGTACACGGCAAGACGAAGTTGCTTCGTGGAGACATTCTTGATGCAACTTTAAAACCTAAAGTACATGCGGCGGCCTATCTTGGGTAGAAAGGAACGAGAAATGAAAACAATAGCACTGATAATCATGGTAGCTGTAGTGCTTGAGGCACTTGTAGAGTACGCAAAAACCATCATGTATATGTTTGAGGAATATGAGTACAAGACAGCTATCACACAGCTTATAACTATCATCGTGGGTATAGGACTTGCATTCGGATTCCATACTCAGCTCTTCAATGCCGGTCTGTCAGAGATATATGAAGGACTGCATATCAATCCTGTGCTTGACATGATCCTTACAGGTATTCTGTTCAGCAGAGGATCTAACTATTTCAGCGATCTTATATCGAAACTTACAGGCAAGCACGATCATGATATCGTGGATGACTTTGACGAAGATGATGATGAGGACTTTGATGAAGATCAGGCAATGCTTGAGCAGGATGCGCTTGCAGAGGACGAAGAGGATGGTGATGAGTGATGGCACTTCTGTCACTTGAAAAGCGTAAGGAATACTTCAAGTATTGCGGACTTGGTGAGTATAATAAGACCAACATCCTGAAGATGCAGAAGAAGTATATGCTCCGAAAATCAGATTGTGATGGCATTTACGGACCTGACACGGACTCCTTGCTTCGGCATCTTAGGAATGTAAAAAAGTATTGCGAGAACTTCACACCACAAGAGTTCAGGTGTGGGTGCAATGGTAGATACTGCTGCGGATATCCTACAAGGATGAAAGCAAAAGAATTGGCCCATGTCCAGACGATTCGCACTCATTACGGCAAGCCGATGATAATTACATCCGGCCTAAGATGCGACAGGTACAATGCTGAGGTCGGTGGAGTACCGGATTCAAGGCATAAGTCAGGCTATGCAGTAGACTTCTACATTGCAGGACTTACAGATAACCTTGCAGGCAGAAAGAAAGTAATCAAGTATGCCAGAAAACTTAAAAACCATAATTACTCATATTGCGATGGTGTGTATGCATACTCAACAGGGCCGCTACATAAGAAGAGTGCGCCTTCTATGGGTAATGCCGTTCATACAGATACAAAGTGAGGTGATCAAATGAGCAATGAGATAACAGCATATTTTAAAGGGAGAACAGGAGTAGCCGAGTCTGTGTATCAGTATGATTATGGCATGGTGCTTGTCTTTGATGGCATAGAGCTGCCTGCTACATTCGACTGCTACTTCAGCAATGAAGGAGACGAAGAAGCTACACCTGCTATTGGAGCAGATAACAGAGTAGCTATTCCTAACAAGTGTCTATCAGTACCTGGAACATTTACAGTGCATATTCCAAATCATACAGGGTTAAATGATAGCGAAGTAGAATATGTAGTCACGATTAAAGTGATTAATAGAGCCAAGCCTGTTGATGATGGTACAGAAGAAGATCAGACAGCAATATCACAAGCTATAGCCGCACTCAATCACAATAATCTTCCTGGACTTGTGCCTGACATTGTAACGGAATGGCTCGATGAACATCCAGAGGCAACTACAACAGTGCAGGATAGCAGCCTGACAGAGTCCAAGTTTTCCGATGCACTCAAGCAGAAAGCAATCAAGGATTATGTGACTCCGCAAATGTTTGGCGCAAAAGGCGATGGTGTAACGGATGATACTGAAGCGATATTAGAAGCGTTCACACACAAAAACGTGTTTATTCCAAGCGGAACCTATCTTTGCAGCGGAACTATAAAATACTTAAGTGGGCAGACTGTCCGAGGCGAGAATCGAGAAACATCTATTATTTACTTACTAAACAACGGAAATGGATTCATATCAAACTGTACACAGCCAAACACACCTGCTATTGTTAATTTCCAAATGGAAGATGTCACGCTAAAATATAAAGCGGATAATAGCAGGACGGATATTCCTATAAGATTTAACAATTCGTACAGGCTCCATGTTAGGCATTGTTCCTTTGTTGCATCAGGAACAAATCATGATTACAGTATAGTAGACATCCATAGGGATTTCTCAAATTATTCGTCTGGAAATACTTGGGCAAATAGATTTGAGGATTGCTATTTTTATAAAACAAGAGTGTATTTCAATCAGAATACAGATTCCTGGTTTATTAACAATGACATTAATTGTATCGGAATGGAATATGCTTTGTATTTAGAATCAGCAGATGGAATATTGTGTCAAGGGAATCAGATCATTGGTTCGTTACAACTTGGGCGGAATGTCGGCATTGAAATTGTTGACAATTATTTTGATGGCTATTATAAGCACGATGACCCTGCAAGATGGGATGGCATCACGCAGACTGGCCCGTTGCGAAATGCGATAATTAGCAGAAACAGGTTCTATGAATTGCCAGGGAGGGCAATCAATTTGTCATATGCCACATCAGGATTGCAGGATGTAAGTATCTGCGACAATCAGTTTGAATTATGTGACATATTTAATGACGGATTGCCAGATATTTATATTGCATATTCAGCAACTCCTACACTAATAAAAGGGAATAAAGGTAATAGATATTCATATTATGAAGATGGGCGCAGTGCAGGTGTAAGGCCAGCAACAGCTCCTATGTTACTTGTAGATGCAGGTGCATTGAACTATGTGTGTAATAATATAATTCATAATGGTTATACAGTTACTCCGGGAACATACATCATCGCCAAAAACAACTACCCTAAAAACTTGTTTGCAGCTCATGATTTCGGAAATATTTCAGCGGATGCCGGTGTTCCATTTGTAGAAACTATAGGTGCTATTGCCATTTTCCAAAATGCAAGCGCAGTAATCGTTGTTGGTACAGAGTTTATTGTAGGAACAAGCAACCTTGTTAAATTGAAAGTCAGTGATGGGCAACTGCTCATAGATAAAGTTTATACAGCAAGTGGAACTGAAATATCGGACATATCAAGTTTTCGTGTGTTTGTCACTTCTGTTAGATGATAAAAAGGCAGGTGATGTATATGTATGTGACATGGCAAATGCTACTAACCGGATTCTTAGCAATATGCGTAGGTTTTTCATCAGTCTGTGCTGCAGGGGGATGGATGCTCAAGATAATCAAAGGGTTAAAGAAACCATCTGATGATACAAAGGAGAAGATCGATACTGTGAACAAATTGCTCGATAACGATAACAAGCGCATTAAGGAACTTGAGGATCAGCTTAAATACATATCGAGCGCAATAGGTGTCCTTATGCGGTGCGATCTGGTGATTCTTGGGCATCTGCGAACGAACAATAATACCGGCCAAATGACAAAGATGGAGAAGGAAATAACTGATTTTCTGGTCGAACGAGCATAGGCATATGGTATAATTAACGTAGGTAAAGCGTTGAAATTTCAAGGAGATTGAGACATGGAAGACTACAAAAAAGATGTACCATATATCGTTTATGAGAGTGAAGCAGCGAGGCATGAGAGGACTGTCAAGAGACTTCTCACGGCCTTGCTCATCACGATCCTGCTTATGGTAGGAACCAACATGGCATGGCTTTATGTGTGGAATCAGTATGACTTTTCGTCTGAGGAATACACCATAGAGAATCATGAGGATGGTAACGCTAATTATCTTGAGTCAGGGTATGATGGGGTGATAAACAATGGCATCGAAAATACAAGTAAAGAGAAAGACAGTAACTAAGCGTGACAGATCCAAGAGTAAGGGAACAGCACGTAGGAAGAAAGTGACTGTCCGTTCAACAGGCAAAGGCAGCGCAAACTATGTAGCGGCATCAAGGCGCAGACCATGAGAGATTATTCAAGGACAGAGATCAATACAGCGATTGATGAATATATTCTCAATCAGAAGCATAGAGAGATTATGCGGAGAAGGTTGATTGATGGTATTTGCTTTGAACCTTTGGCAGAAGAGTTCGACATGTCAGTAAGACAAATAAAGAGAATAGTGTACAAGTGTGAAGAGATAGTGTTTAGGCACATTTAAGTCACGAAAGATGCACTGAATAGGCACTCTGGCGACATCGTCAGGGTGCTTTTTTATTGCAAAAATTTAGGCAGAAAGGATGGTGATAACAATGTGGATAGAGTTTCAGAACAATCCGGTTGGGCGTAAAGTCGGTGACTGCGCTGTTCGGGCAATCTCAAAAGCACTTGATATGGGATGGGAAGCGGCATTCATTGCACTGACCATTAACTCTTTACAGATGGGGGATATGCCGAGTTCTGACAGTGTAATCGTGGCCACTTTGAGACAACACGGATTCTACAGAAAGCCTATAGCCGATACATGCCCTAATTGTTATACAGCCGAAGACTTCTGTGAGGATCATCCACACGGAGTCTTTGTGCTGTTCTTTGGCGGCCATGTAGCAACAGTAGTGGACGGAGATCTTTATGATGCGTGGGATAGCTCTAACGAGATCCCACAATACGTTTGTTATCGAAAGGAGAATGAATGATGGCTAACAACTATTACTTTCCGCAGGGATATCAGCCAATGTATCCAACGCAGCCTAACGCTTATCCAACACAGATGAATGTTGGGAACAATCAGCCTAACACGCAGAGTGCGTTGACATGGGTACAGGGCGAAGGAGCAGCCAAAAGCTACCTTGTAGCACCTGGATGCACAGTGGCTCTTTTTGATAACGAGTCACAGACGATCTACATCAAGAGCGCAGATGCAAGCGGTATGCCGAGCATGAGAATTCTGGACTACACATTCAGAGACAGCGCACCACAGGGCAAGGCTACGTTTGCTGAGAGCGACTTTGCGAAGCAATCTGATGTGGATTACCTAAAGGAAGAAATCGAGTCTCTCAGGGCAAAATTTGACGATATGAAGGGAGCCAAGAAATGAACATCAATCCTATGCAGTTCATGCAGCAGCTCAATCAGTTAAAGAGCAGAGGCGGAGATCCTAATCAGATGATACAGCAGCTTATGAATTCAGGAAAAGTCTCCCAGAGTCAGTACGACAATGCTGTGAAAATGGCACAGCAGATACAGCAGATGTTAGCACCTGGCGGCCGAAGGTGAAAACATAAATAACAATAATTTTACTTAAATGAGAAACTCAAATTTTAAGTAAAAAAGAGAAAGGAGAATTTTAGTTATGGCATTTTCAGAAGAAAGTGGAAACGGCATGGTAATGCCGGTATCGCCAATGTATGGCGGCAATGGAAATGGATTCGGCTTCGGTGGCGATTGGGCATGGATCATCCTTCTCCTGCTCCTGGGATGGGGCAACAATGGATGGGGTAATGGTGGTTTCGATGGTGGAGCCGGTGGCCTTTATCCGTGGATGAATCAGACCGAAACTATCAACGATGGATTCCGTGACCAGATGCTCAACAGCAATGTCACTTCTATCAGAGATGGAATAGGTGACATCAGCACTCAGCTCTGTAATGGTTTTGCCGGAGTAAACGCAAGCATAGCTAACGGATTCGCTCAGAGCGAGATTGCAGCCAATGCTCGTCAGATGGCAGACATGAACAGGAGCTTTGCTCTTCAGTCTCAGTTTGCTGATTGCTGCTGCGAGAATCGTCTTGCATCGTGCCAGACTCAGAACATCGTGCAGAACGAAGGCAACATGACAAGGTTTGCAGATGCCAACAACACAAGAGACATCATCGATTCTCAGACGAGAGGCACTCAGGCGATCCTTGACAAGCTGTGCGCTCTGGAGCTGGATTCGGTCAAGCAGGATAACGCTAATCTGCGTACTCAGCTCAATATGGCAAGCCTTGCAGCATCACAGAATGCACAGACCGCAAGCATCAGAAACGAGATCATAAACGAGCTGCGTAGCTGCCCAATTCCGTCACAGCCTGTATATGGAAACACTCCGATCTTCACATGCGGAAGCAACAATAGCTGCGGATGTGGATGTGGTAACAACTTCTAAGAAAGGGGTGCGACATGGCAGAGTTTGTTTACAACGATAGGCAGATTGTTAATGCCAATCAGCCTGTGATTCTTAGAACATCTATCCCTTGTGGAAAGAATTATGTTTTTCATCGTAACGAATCAGGGATTATAACTCTCAGAGGCATCGTAAATAATCCAAACGCTTGCTTTGCAAGATATCAGGTTACATTCAACGGCAACATAGCGGTTCCTGAAGGTGGCACTGCACCTGCGGCAATCAGCGTGGCACTCGCTCTTGATGGTGAGCCTATTTTCACATCAAAGGCGATAGCTACTCCTGCTGCTGCAGCAGAAGCGGCTCCATCGAATGTGAACTTCTTCAATGTGACAAGTACGGCAATCATAACTGTACCGAAGGGATGCTGCTTCAATGTTTCCGTAGAGAATACTTCTGAGTCAGCTACTCCGGCCACAGTGCCTGCACCTGCTATTGAAGTACAGAATGCTAATCTGACTGTCACAAGGATAGCGTAGGAAGGGGGAACAGATATGCATGATCTTTACAAACTGAAAGACAATCTTGTCAAGGAACTTGAAGAACTTGGCAAGCAGGACCTCAGTAAGAGTACACTTGAGACTGTCGACAAACTTGCACATGCTGCCAAGAACGTAGCGAAAGTCATTGAGTGCTGTGAGGAAGACGAATACAGCATGGCAATGGGCGGTGGATACTCAAGAAGAGGCGGTTACTCTATGAGAGGCTCCTATGCGGATGGTCGCTCCTACATGGATGGATCTTATGCAGATGGCGATTTCAGAGCTGCGGATGGCATAAGAAATTATGTCAGACCGGATGGCTCCTATGCTGACAGCTCATATGCGAGAGGCAGAGGCGCAGGTGCTAAGAGAGATTCTATGGGCAGATATTCAAGTGAAGGCGGTGTGGATGAACACACAAAGGACGAACTTCGCAAGCTCATCGACAAGATGTAACAGATGATTCAGAGACAGGCAGGCATATAGTCTGCCTGTTTTTGTGTGCAATTAGTTAGGGGAGAAAAGCATTTATCGCTTTTCATAGAATGTAGCTGCAAAGCTGAAATCTATAGAAAGGAGAGCGATTCAGATGGCGAAGAAGAAAAAGAAAAGCACGTACAATCCTATGAGTTATGTAAAGATAGCTAAGCCTGCTGACTATGTATCACCATACGAAAGTCAGTTAGGCGATGCCATGACTCAGAGCCTGAACTTCAAATATGATCCGATGCAGGATGCCAACTATCAGGCACTTGCGAAGATCTATGGCGCAAGAGGTAACCAAGCAGCAAAGGATACTCTTGGGGATGCGGCTGCACTCAATGGTGGATTCGGCACAAGCTATGCGGTATCAGCAGCACAGCAGGCAAGGAATCAGTACAATCAGGAGCTTGCCGGTCTTATCCCGGATCTTGAGGCCAATGCATACAACAGAGTTCAGAACAACTACAACATACTCAGGGATGCAGACACGGACGCATACGGCAAATATAGAGATCTTGTCGCTGATTATCAGTGGGGCAAGGGCCTTGATATGGATATTTATGCGCAAAAAAAAAGTAGGTCCGGCGGCGGTGGCGGTGGACGCAGAAGCTCCGGTGGTGGCGGTGGCTACTCCAGCGTTGGCGGTGGCAGCGTAGCCGGTGGTGGTGGCGGCAACAAAAATGTTGGTGTTGACACAGCGATCAATGCAATATCCGCACTTGAACATATGAACAAGATGTCCAATGCCGACCTGCAAAAGAATGGCGGCAAACAGGTATTGTTCAAAAAGAACAGCAGCAATGCTGCTAAGAAAAAGAAATAGAGAAAACTACAGAGGCAAGACCGAATGGTTAAGCAGTAGAAAGGGATAAACTTTATGACATTTGATTATGATTTTCATCTATTTAGAGTCACGGACGAGGGCCTTTCAAGCACAAAGAAAAAGAAGAAGAATGACGAGGCGAAGAAGCTCGCTCAATCTGCTGTAAATAAGACTGCAAAAGTTGCGAATAAAACAAGTAAGGCTGTCTCCGCAAAGGGGCAGTCTTCTGTTTCTAAGAAGTCTTCAATGTCCAATGCACAGTATCAAAAGACATATGGTCAGCCAAAGACAAACACTCAGCGGACACAAACTGTAAAAAGACAGCCAACAAGCAGACTTAGTTCTGCAAGATCACAGCAGGCGGCACAGAGGTCGTCTGTGCCGAGGACGAATACAAGTACACGGAACACGGCAGATCAGAGTCGCAGGGCAGGGTTGAGCAGCCAGCTTAATAATTCAGAAATAAACAGCCTTCGTGAACAGAGACAGCAGAAGCAGGAAGAAATAAGAAACGCACAAAGAAAAATACAGTCTTCGATTGCGGCCAAGTCTATTCAGGATCAGCAGAACAAAGCTGCCAATGATGCAGCTAAACGTGAGGCCGCATTTAAGAAAGCTCAGCAGGAAGCTGTACACAAAGCTACAAGCAAGGAATTTATCAGAGAACACGATATCGTTGGCAAAACTATTACCGATATAGTTAGAGGTTCTTCTGATAGAAAGAATAGTGTAGCAGATCCTTTTATTGAGAACATAACCACAAAAGAAGAGCGAGACAAAGCTATCAAAGATAATCGTGAAAAGTACCAGACTAATCACGAAGACATGCAGAAGACTGCTGCAGGCAGGATAATAAGCAATGCTCCGGAAAGAATCATAACAAGAGAGAAGAGAATCCTTGAAGAAACCGGTGCCGGTCTTGCAGACATGGGTGACTTCCTTAATACAGGGAAAGCTAATCCGAATGGCAGGCTCTCTCAGGACATGGGAAACCTTCTCCCTGACAGAGAAGAATCAAGGAAGCAGGCCCAGAAGACATACAGCGAATTAGTCAAAGCAAGAGACAAGAACGAGCAGAAGCTTGCCGCTATGACTAAAGATGCTAAAGGATTTGAGAAGACATACTATAGTGCGGAAGAATCCGGTCAGGGAATGCTGTCCGATTATATTATGAGTGCGGCCACAGGTGGCATGTGGGAGATCCCATTGGCACTCCGCACTTATGGTGGGCAGAGAGGCAAGGCCGAAGCAGAAGGAGCTACTACAACAGAGGACAGGCTCAATGCCGCAAAGGATTCCATCATCGAGGTAGTAACTGAAAAGATCGGTGGTTTCATGGGTGCTGCAAAACTTGCTCCTGGTAAGAAACTGCTTGGTCCGCTTGCAGGCAAAATCGATAGCCGCCTTGCAAAGATCCTTGAAGGCAAGATGTCAAGAGATGTTATGACCGGTGTTAGCAGATGGGGCAGGAACATAGGCGAGGAATATCTTGAAGAAGTAATAGCGAATCCTGCAGAGAACTATTTTGAGAATGTGATTTTCAGGAATCGTGTGCAGGCTGAGAGAGAAGCTGAGAACGATGCGTACTTCGCTGAGCTTGGATCGTCAGTAAATGAATACCTTATTGAGAATCCTGACGAGGTTGAAAGATACATAGCAGAGCTTAATTCATCTGAAACACGCAACGAGTTTATAGAGAACTTCAAGGAAGGCGGCATGAATGATAAGCAGGCTGCAGATGTTGCTGATAAGATGATTGACTTTATGGAAGCGGCAGCAAAGAACGATACCGAAACCATGAAGCAGATCAAGGCATCACTTGATGATGATCTTGTAGGGGATGTAACGAAGAAGGTTTGGGATTGGAATGAGCAGCTTGAAACTCTCGCAAGCACTGCGCTTCTTATGGGTGTTTCCGGTGCGCCTGGTGCAGTAAGCACTGTTCAGCAGGGAATGGCCATAAAGAATTCGCCACAAGGCCGTGAAAAGATCATGAAGGCTTTGAGCAAGGTCGCTGCCTTTGATGGAGAGAATTCAACAAAGTCGCAGGCTCTTCTGGAAAGCATGGAGAAGGATGGCTATGAGCCAACAGCTACCCAGGTATATGACATCATGACAGAAGAGAGCCGAGTCATGGCTGAATCAAGAGAAAGACAGATAGCAGCTCAGCGAGTCAAAGCAAAAGGAATGGAAAGAGAAGACCTTCGTGTGTCAGTCGCTGAAGAGAATCCGGATGGCTCATACTCGATAACCGGCCCTGTAACAGCGCAGAAGTACATGGAGAGATATACTGACACTTTAGAACTTCTGGATGCAATCGACTCATCAAGTTATCAGAGTGAGACAGGGAAAGCGGAAGCTGCAGCAATAGCAACAGCAGTCGCCTCATATGATGCAGGCACTCTTTCTGTTGCTGATATTGCCGAGCTGACTTCTGATAAGCCTGGTGCGAGATATGTATTCCAGCAGATGACCGGTGTCGATCTTAACCAGTACAACGTATACAAGAACGGAAAGCTTGATGTCGCTGCATCAAATATCAAAATGCAAGAGGGCCTGCTTGCAAAGTCTGCGCAGAACTATATCGAATCAGCAAGAGCAGAGCAGATGTATTGGAATGATTCTACACGTGGGCAGATGGCTGACAGACTTGGAAAGAACTTTAATTCTACAGGTGATATAGCAATACACGATGCGCTTGAGAGTGTAGATCCAAGAGACCAGTCGAAGTTTATGCTCATGGGAAACGTAGCGCAGGAGATATACAGATATTCCTTCAACACTACAGATTCATGGGAAGATGTCAAAAAGAAGTTTGGCAAAATGTATAAGTCGCTCAACATGGATGCGCTTGAAGGAATGTATGAGTCTGCGAAGCAGGACAAGGCCGAGCAGGAGACTCCATATCTGAACTATGAAGTGAAAGCTGGCGAAGCACTTGATTCTGTTATGAATGGCCAGTCAAAGCCTATTATCAAGGGCAAGTTTGTAAATGAGACACCATACAACATTGAGACCGGAGAAGGCAGAAGCCTCACTGAATCTGACAGAATAGTGCTGGCATCTCTTGCAAAAGGCATCAATGCAAACATCACTATGATTGATGCTCAGGACAAGAGACTTTCTTATACAGATGAGAACGGCAACACGCAGTACAACAATGCTTCTGTAGACCTTGCAACAGGTGAGATCCTTTTATCCAATGCTGTCGATATCGGTACAGCTATTCATGAGATTACTCATATTGGTGCAAGGCTTGCGTCCAGGTATTATCGTGACTTGGCAGATTTTATTTTTGACAAGGCATACAAGCATGATCCGGAAAAGACCATGCGTATTCTTGATGCGTACAGAAGGACCTATGCTGACCAGAACCTTAGCGATGCAAAGCTAAAGGAAGAGGTAGTCAGTGACCTTGTTGCTGCATTCCAGAACGATCCTCGTTTTGTGCGTGACATATCTCAGGAAAATCCTTCTCTTGTCAGACGAATAATCAATGCTATAGAAGACCTGTTACGTAGTCTGAGAAATATCCTTGCTACAGGCAGAATACAAGATCCTGCCGTGCAGAATTCGTTCCTTGTAGAGATAGGTGCATACGAAGATGCGAGGCGCATGTGGCTCAGGATGTACCATGAGGCGCAGCAGAATAGTGCTGCTCTTGGAATAGCTAAGTGGCATGAAGATTCTATTCGTGATAATCGCACAGCAAATGCAAGACATACAAATGTAGAGCAGGCAGAAAAGGAAAGCGAATTATTCCTGCGAGACTCTGAAGGCAATGGCCTTACAGAGAGGCAGGCTCAGATCATTCATGACATAGGACCGGACATCAGATTCTCAAGGGCAACATTTCTCAACGATCTTGCAAAAGGCGAATATTATGCAGGACTCAATAACGGAACAGGTGGCTTTGCCGGTCTGCGAGAAATCGCTTCAGGTAAGGAGATCCTTATTAGGACTATGCAGAATAATGGGTTCAGCGAGAATCAGAGTAAGGCAGTAGTCGGTTTCCTTACACATATGGCAGACTATCTCGACAGTGATGATTTGCATATGAGGTACTCCTTCATTGGATGGGACGACCTGAGCAATGCTGAAATCACTGTGAGAAGAGATAAGAATGACAACATAATTGGTGTAGCTGTTTCTGCGATGGTAGCCAATGGAGAATATCCGGTCAACTTCGATATGACCACAATCTGTAACAAGCGTGAAGGTGTTATGGAAGTCATTCAGGAGCTGACAAGGAGGTATGATGAAGATACCGGAAGGACCATCCTTAACAGCATAAAGCTGACAGATGAAAAGATGTGGAGCATTAACAAGGCTCTTAAAGCTGAAGGAATCGACACTGCATGTCTTGGCTGTTTCGTTGAGGCAAGAAGATACTACACTAACAGATTCATAGATAAGATCGATGATGTGTGGAATAGCGCAGTTAGAGACGCACGTAAAAAGCTTGGCCTGCCTGAAGAGGAATACTTCAATTTCGCTAAGGGCAGAAAAGTAAGTGGCGAAGACTATAACAAGATATCCGATCTTTGGACAGCATATGACGAAAGCACTGAGGCTAAGAGATCTCCTGCTCAGAGAATCAAGATCCTTATGGATGAGATAGTCAGGAATAAAGAAGTCAATTCCCCTTATCTGAAACTTATCAGCGCAGAGGATATTCTGACTCCGGAAGGAATCGATGGCTTCAAGAGGATCTCTACGAAAGATAGGGATATGGTGAAGATGATCAAGTCGATATACGGAACATCCGCACCAAAGGAAATCCTTGCATTCACACCATACAATTCTGAAATTGCTCTCCTGCCTGACAAGATCAAAGGCAAAGACGCAGGTGCTTATCTGAGATCCATAGGCGGCACAAGAGTACAGAGCTTCTCCGATTTCAAGATGGCTCACATGTTTGACCATATGCAGATGGTAGCAGACGAAGCGGCCAGAGGATTTGTCAATCATGGCTATTCAAAGGTTATCGCATATCCTAAGCTCTTCGGCCTTACCGGACGCAAAATAAATATGTCTGTTATGTTTGATGTGCTTCCTGCATCAGAATGGCAGGCTGTACTTGGCTGCTCAGAAGAAGCTGCGAAAGAAGTAGCAAAGAAGTACCAGGGATTACAATTCGTCAAGGAACTTCCAGAATGGTACGGAGTAGAAGGACATGAGAAGAATGATAACAGACCATATATCGAAACCGAGATAGAAGGTGTACATGGTTATCTGACATATCTTGTATCCGATGCAGACTATGTCAATTCCGTATTTGATAGGTTATATCAGCAGAACCTTGCCGCAGGCATGGACGAGGTTACAGCGAGACGAGAGGCAAACAAGGCAAAGCCTTTTGAGCAGAGCATAAACTATAGAGAGGCTGTAGCTCTTGAGAACCAGGAAGGATACAAGGAGAACGTAGGCATCATTGCTGTAGCGTATGGTGACGAACATCTCAAGATGCTTCTTGATGATCCTAACGTAAGGTATGTCATTCCATATCACAGAAGTGGTCTTCCGGTATTCATTGCTCAGAAGACAGCTCTTGATATCGCAAGAGATTACACGGACAGTCAGAACACACGTAAGGCCAAAAGAGGCATGTGGTATGAGAAGGATGGACAGACAAAGTTTAACCTGAAGGCAAGATATAAGAACTTCAAGGCTGAGTATGAGCAGCAGGAACATCCGGACGGAAGCTTCCCTGCAATAGAATTCTTTAAGGAAATAAGCCAGCTCACATTTGACAATCCTGTTCTTACTGAAGAAGAAATAAACGAGAAGATCAATGAGTATGTGCAGACTCTCCCTGAAGATATCTCTGAAGAAGAAAAGAACGAACTTATCAAGAAGCGCAGAAAGAAACTGAAGAAAAAAGATACTTCCCTTGCCGGAACCGGATCGTTTGATGTTTACAAAGATCTCGATAAGGTATCTGACATCAGGGAGATATCTAATGCATATCTTGAGCATTGCATCAATAAGAACCAGGTTCCAATCTTTTATGAATTCGCATCGCATCCTAACTATTACAAGATGCTCTTTGACTTTGCGGTAACAGATGCGGAAGGGAACATCTATCCACAGAGACCGGTGCGTAATGTCTACCCAGGACTCGACATCGATGCCAAAGTCGCTGCAGGTGAAGCGATAACTGAAGAGGACTACGAAGAATTCTACAAGGTTATTAATGAAGGACTACAGACCGAGAATGCTAAGAATGAGCTGAGATCAAATCGTCTTGGCAAGGTGCTTGATGAGGATCTCCTTTCAAGAGAAGGCGAGAACAGCATCATAGCAGACTCCAATATTCAGCACATAGTTAACGGCACTCCGGACTACACGAATCCGAAGGGCATTGATGTTGCGAATTCAAGAGAGGTTGATCTTGACGATGCCTACATGCAGGCAGTCAACTCCGGCAACATGAAAGAGGCGCAGAGACTTGTTGATGAAGCTGCAAAGAGAGCAGGATACAATACTCCGAGATTGTATCATGGCACTCCTTCCTTCGGATTTACCACATTCGATCTTGGTAGAGGCGAGAATATTATTTTCGCTACAAGCAATCCGCTGACAGCAGAGACATATTCAGGAGAAACAAGCAGGACAAGAATTAGCGATGCACCAGAGATAGATGTTGACAAATTGTCTGGAGAAGAACTCCTTAAGGAGGCCGCAAAGCGGTGGAACAAGTATAACAGCTATCGCCTGATGACTCCTGAGGAGAAGGAATCAGCTCTAACGGACGCCAGGCTCGATGTCAAAATGTATGCGAGCATAGCGTCAGATTTCATTGATGAGAACAAGGATGCATTCAACGATGAAAAACTTGCGATTGCAAACAGGGCCGTAGATGCGCTTGAACGCTTAAGCACAGCGTGGAAGGATGACGAGGTTGATAATGCATGGAACGATTTTGAGGACGCAATTTGGGATCTAAAATGGGCAGATGAAAGCATACAGCTTGAACTATCAAGGGCAATCCAAAGCGGTGGATCTCTCTTATTTGCAAAAAATCGAATCAGCGATTTTATGTATGCAGGAAATATTTACAAAGACAAGGTCTTTGAAAATACCGGCTATATCTTTGACAATCAGCTTGCCCTTGAATTAGAAGCAGATCTGCACAAAGGCATATATGGACTTTACGGCAAAGGCGATAATCAGCTTGTCATCGATGCAAACGGAAGCAACTGGAATCAAATTACTCCACCTGACGAGCTAAATCTTTATGGGCCACAGAGGACAAGGTCTATTGCTGAGGCAGCTAAGGCAAAAGGATATGATAGCGTCTTATTCAAGAATCTAAAAGACAATGGCGGTGGAACACCATATAACGGAATAAGTGATGTCTATATGTTCTTTAACCCAAGTCAAGTCAAATCCGCTGATCCAGTAACCTATGCAGAAGATGGCTCAGCCATTCCGCTGTCAGAGCGATTTGATCCTACGAACAATGACATCAGATATTCCAGGCCGACAATTGATTCCGAAGGAAACATTTTGACCGATGGGCAGATGGAATACTTCAAGAATTCGCAGGCGAGAGATGAACAGGGAAGACTTGTACCGGTGTATCACACTACCAACAGGGGTGGATTTACAATATTTGATCCTTCACATTCGGACGATTTTAGAAGCTTGTTCTTTTCTGACGATTGGGATGTATCGCAAACGTATGGGGACTATGCAAATTCAAGGTTTTATTATTTCGACATCAATAATGTTGAAGATGTTAGGAAATATTTAGATGCTTATAGTCCTGACAGGTACTTCCTTACACAAGAACAGTTTGAGCAGGCTGGTGGATGGGAAGCAGACTTTGTCGATTTTGAGAATGTAACAAATGGTGAGCAATCTGATATTGGAGATTATCTTGAAAATCCTGATGGCTATATTGCTGTTGTTGGTGTTCCTGACTATTCCCCAGACAACAACAATTATGCTGACACTTGGGTGATGGCAAATACTCCTGAAGAACTCGTAAAAGAACTGCATAATCATTTCGGATGGCAAAGAGATAACTACACGGCCGGTACTCAGAAAGGCTATTATCCTTGTTATCTCAACCTTGAGAACCCAATGATAATAGACGCACATGGCCAGTATTGGAATGAGATTGCTGTAGGGGATTTGCCTATAGAAGAAGGGACTTACTTTGTCGCTCAACCAAATGTGTCCGGTGGACTCACGCTGCTTCTTAACGGATCAAGAGCTGTTGATGTCGCAAAGGACGAGGACGAAATTGCAAATGTACTAAACGAATTCTTTGATATTGGGGAATACGCACAGGAAGGCTTTGATATTGCACATGAGCTTCTGATGCAGCAGTCTCACAGACCAGGTGACATAAGGTTTGATACCGAGGATCTTTATCCGTTCTTTGCGATAGAGATGCATGATACAAGAGGATGGGCCGAAATTGCAGCGGAACAGGGCTATGATGGAGTTATATTCCATAACATAATTGATATTGGTGATCAGAGCGACTTTGATGGTTTGGACGAAGAATCAACGGTCTACATCGCCTTCAGCTCCAATCAGGTCAAGGACATCAACAATGAGAATCCTACGGAAAATCCTGACATCAGATACAGCAGGACTGTTGATGACGAAGCTATAGAACAGGCTATGAGCCGCATTGCATATGACGATGCGATGGATAATTCATATGAATTGCTTGCATACTATGAGCAGCAGATCAGCAATGTGAATCCGGAAACATTTGACGTCAGTAAGGCATTTAGAGAAGAGGATGTGGTGAGATTCCTGGACTCTCTCAAAGCAGAGGACGCAGTGCCATCGGCTGATGCTGTGTTCGAAGCTGACAGAGTAAGAAGGGCAAAGTCGAAAGAAGACTTCTTCAATAATATAAATGCCAAGTGGAATGACAGATGGACTACGGAAGGCGAAGTTCTCAAGATATCTTCTGTCAAAAGAGACATTACTAATCTCGTCAAAAGAACTATGGCGAATTCAAATTCTGACGCACAGTATAGAAATGAGGTAGTCAGAAAGACTCTGCTTGACGCAAGGTTTGCATATCAGCTTATGAAGCAGGACCGCACAGAACTTGCCTCATACCTTCTGTATCATTCCGCACAGAGGATGATGGATGGCCTTGAGTTCATCAGAGATGATACGGCTTTCAAGGAGTACAAGGAGATAAGAGACTTCCTGCGTACATACAGAATAGAAGTTCCTGATAAGTATTGGGAAGATCCTACTTTCCTTGACTTCCGGAAAGAATACTATGGGAGGCTTCGCATAGCAAAAGGCGGAGAACATGGGAATATAGAGGATGTTTATCAGGACCTTGCGGATAATTGGCCACATCTGTTTAATGAATCACAGAGAGAGAAGACCAGAAAGAAAGCGCAGGACGATGATCTTCTGTACCACATTGGCGAGGTCATCGACTCCAATGTCACACCATTCATGGAAGCCTACTCATCTGAAGAGGCAACGAGCCTTGCGTTTGAGATAGCCGATCAGTTATATGAGATAATCGCAAACGGAGACAGGGTGGTATCCCTTGCAGACTCATATAAGGAAAGGTTCGATGCGAAGACTAAAGCCATGAAGCAGAGGCACTATGAGGCTATCCTGCGTGAGCGTAAGATCAGAGAAGAAGGCATCCAGAAGGAGAGAAAAAAATTCAGAGAATACAAGGAAAAGCGGAAAGAAAGATCTCTCCACAAACAGCAATTTGAAGGCATCAAAAATAAATATGATGAGCTTACTAAGAGGCTGCTTACAAACACTAAGGACCAGCACATTCCTGAGCAGTACAAGAAAAAGCTTGCAGAATTGCTCAAGGCATTTGACTTCCAGACTGTTGGCAGTAAAGAGCGTGAGGCAAGAACCGGCCACAAGGCACATAACACTATTCGACTTGAAGCAATGCGTACAGCTCTTGAAAGCATTGAAACTAATTCTCAATTCTTCCACATCAATGATTCTGTTACGGATATCATAATGGACCTTCTTGGTTTAGATGAATCTTCCGGAAACAAACAGAGCATCGAAGGGAAGACGCTTGATGAACTTAGCGCATCTGAATTAAAGAAAGTAAATAAATTGCTGGGTGCGCTGCTCCATGAATTCAACAATTATGAGAAGGTTAGGGTAGGCATCAAGAAGCAGCAGGCAGCAGATATAGGACATGCGCAAAACAATATATCTCTGGAACACGCAAAATTATTTGGTGAAGGAAATGATTACCAGAATATGATTGGATGGGTAGACAAGATTCTTAACCTTGACGAGATGACCGCAGCCTATTTGTTTAAGCGTATAGATCCTAACAAGGAAGGGCTTGCTCTTATGTACGGAGAAATCCGTAAAAGCTTCGACAAGTACGTGAGGAACCAGAAGCAGCTCAACGAATGGATGGAAGAAATCGTGGGCAAGTATCACAACAAAGGAATACTCTGGAATAAATATGGGTCCGGAGAATTGACCAATTGGAGAAGTGACAACTATGCTCAGAACTTCCAGCTTGAGAACGGCCATACTATCAGGCTCACGATTGCGCAGATGATGTCAGTGGCCTGCCTCGCTGAACGAGATCAGGCCCGTAACCATATGATTGGCAATGGAGTTGTAGTCGCTCCGGTAACATTCCAGGCGAAGATGCTGTCTGACATTAAAAAGAAGGTAAACAAAGCTCTTCCTGAAAGGCTGACTGATGCAGACATTAAGAACATAGTAACGGCACTCACTCCGGAACAGAGGCAAGTCGCAAACAAATTACAGGAACTTATGGCTACAAAGATGGCCGATTGGGGCAATGAGGCATCTATGAATGTTATCGGCATCAGGCTTTTTGAAGATCCGGATTACTTCCCAATCAGATCTGACAGAGGCGGCCTTACTAAAGACCTTGATCCTAATCAGTTTGAACAGGCAATCAGAAACTTTGGATTTACAAAAGCTGTTCAGCCTGGTGCAAAGAATGCCATCATGATTGATGATATCTTTGATGTTGTGACTGAACACTGCAACAACATGAACCTTTACAACTCTTATACAGAAGCTATAAATGACTTCATGAAAGTGTATAACTACAGAGAGGCAAGGGATGAAGGCGAATATACTGTCGAGCAAGCATTGAGCCATGCGTTCTCACAGAAGGCTCCTACATTCATTATGCAGTTTATGCGTGACCTCAATGGGAATGTCAGCAGGAGAGCATCCGGAATAGAGGACGCTTATAACAGTATGCTGGGCAACGCAAAGAAGGCGGCAGTATTTGCTAACCTGCGAGTAGCTGCACAGCAGCCTACAGCGATTACAAGAGCATTTGCTGTCATAAATCCTAAATATCTCAAGGGGATAAGGATAGGTCAGGGAGATATGAAGGAAATGTTTGAACATTGTCCTATTGCTCTCTGGAAGTCATGGGGATATTACGATATCAACATGGGTAAATCTATAGAAGATATCATGATGAACAATGGCAGATGGCTTGAGGATAAGGCTACAGATATTTATGGAAAGCTTGATAATGTCACATGGACAGCCATCTGGCAGATGGTCAAGGCTGAGATGAAAGATACGCATCCGAATGTAAAGGAAGGTACAGATGAGTATTGGGAACTTTGCAACGATAGGATGTCAGAGATTGTAGACCTTACTCAGGTAGTAGACTCACCACTTCACAGGTCTCACGCAATGAGAGATAAAGGCTTCCTGAAAAAGACTGCCACGGCTTTCATGGCTGAGCCTACGCTTACTCTCAACATGATCCTTGATGGATGGAGAAGCGCAAGAGAAGCGTGGAAGCGTGGAGACAAGACAACTGCCGAGAAAATAAAATGGAGAACTATTGCAGTAGCATTGCTTCAGGCAGCAACTGTCTCAAGCTTCGCTGCGATAGTAGATGCACTCAGACATAAAAATCCTGATAAGGATGATGACGATGACAGACTGCTGCATCTTTGGTGGGTGAATACTCTTGAGAACTTTAAGGGCGAACTTAAGCTCTGGAAAAAAGTGTATTTTGTTAAGGACCTCGCTTCGACATTAGAAGGATGGGACAATGCAAACCTGGCACTTCAGGGATTCCAAAAGTTTGCTCTTGGCTTCAGACAGTGGAAGGGAGATCCTTACGCAAGAAGCAATGCTGCGTGGTATGAGAATATGGCCGATGGTATTGGCTATATGTGGGGCATTCCGGTCAAGACTGTAAGGACCGGCCTGTCAAACGCTATGAATAGCTTAGGACTGAAATCACCATTTATAGATTCGGTCAAGGAACATCTTGACTCGATGACATTAGATAATTATTCTGATGGATCAGAGAATGCCGGATTTATTGGCGGCCTGCTTAGCGATAATTCTTCAGGAATGTTCGGAAAGCTTCTGACAACTGTAGCAAAAGAGGAAACCGATGACCATGAAACTGAGACAGAAGACATCCCTACAAGAGATAGCCTACCTGACAACCTTACAGATGAGCAGAAGGATGATATCATCAAAGCTGCAGAGAAGAGAGCAGGGAAGACCAAGAGTGCTGAGGAACAGGAGAAGCGTGACTACGATACCA